CCGTCCAGGCAGACGGCTCCACCACCATGGAGGACACCGCGCGAGCCGCGAACACGGCAGCAGCCTCCCTGGAAAACCTCTACACCGCGTTCAAGAAGTTCGCGGACTCAAATCTCACCGCACCTATTGAGGGCGCGGCAGCTGTGCTCTCCGCCCTGGGCTCGGACGGGGCCGACACGCTCATGAACGTGCTGGGCTATGGTGCCGCAGGCATCGGGGCGCTGGTTCTGGGCCGAAAGGCATACAAAGGCGCTCGCGGCCTGGCCTCCATGTTCGGCGGCAAGGGCGGCGGCGCTGGTGGCGTTGCCTCCGGTCTTGGCGGTCTGCCCCTGCCGCTCCCGGTCTACGTCGTCAACTCCAAGATGAGCCTCCTGCCCGGAGAGCTGGGCGGCTGGGCCTCTCTCGGCGGTGCGGGCAAAACCGGTCGCGCCCTGGGCAAGCGCGGCGGCAAGCTGGGCCGCGCTCTTTCCAAGAGCGATAAGTGGATGGGCCGGGCTGGCGGGCTGGTTTCCGCCGGACTAGCCGCCTACGACCTCTACAACGCCTGGTCGGACTCCGACGCCAGCACCGCCGAGAAGGTGGCGGCCACGGGCGGGGCCGTGGGCCAGGGCCTGGGCGGCTGGGGCGGCGCTGCCGCCGGTGCCGCTCTCGGCTCCATGATCCTTCCCGGCATCGGCACGGCCATCGGCGCTGCCCTGGGCGGCTGGGGCGGCTCCATGGGGGGCGAGTGGGCCGGTTCCGGCCTGGGCTCGCTCTTCTCCGGCCTGTTCGATGACGGCACGGAAAAACGTCGCGCCGAGCTGGAGCGGGCCGAAAGGGCCAGCGGTGCGAGGGAGTCCGCAAAAGCCGAGTTGGCCATCACCGTTACCGACGACCGCGTGAAGGTTCGTCGGGTCTCCAGTCATGGATATGACGACATCTCCGTGGATAGCGGGGCGTATATGCCGGGGGTGGGTAGATGAGCAGCTGGCGCGATAATCTGAGAGACGCATCCTTTCGCGGAGTAGCGTTCCATGTGTCCAGCCAGGACACCACGGGCGGACGGCGCAACGTGACCCACGAGTACCCCCTGCGCGATGATCCCTACGTGGAGGACCTGGGGGCCAAGGGCAAGCGCTGGACCCTGGAATGTTACGTCATCGGCGACGACTACATGACCGCGCGTGACAGGTTGCAGGACGCCCTGGACGCGGAGGGGGCCGGTGCGCTTGTCATTCCCTGGAAAGGCACCGTGCAGGCAGCGGTGGAAGAATACCGCATGCGTGAGTCCATCAAGGAGGGCGGCTGGGCGAAATTCACAGTCCAGTTCCTGCTTACCGGACAGTCCGCCCAGCCCAGCTCCACCGTCGCCACGTCCGCCGCCGTCACCACGGCCTCGGCCGCAGCGAGCGAGCAGGCCCAGGGCGAGTTTGCGGACTCGTGGTCCGTGTCCTCCGGCCTGCCGGAATGGGTGCGCACCAAGGCCGTCTCCAAGGTGCTGGCCGTCATTTCCACGGTGCAGAAGGTGGCCGCGCTGGCCGCGCTGCCCGCGTCGATTCTCGCTCGCGTCACGTCCCTGGCCGCAGCTTTCAAAAGCGAGGCCGAATCGCTCATATCCACCCCGGAAAAGCTGGCCGCCAGGATGGCCGCGCTACTGGAATCGTTTTTCCTGTCCTCTTCCTCCTCCACCTCCTCCTACTCCGTGACCTCGGCCACGGACTCGGTGGCCTCCTCTTCGGACGGCTGGGCCGCCCAGTCCGCCCTGGCCGCTCTGGCGGCCGAGTTAGGCGCTTCGGATTCCTCGACCACCTCGACCACTTCGACCAGCACGGAAAACAAGGCCGTGGTCGTGGATAATTCCGCTGCGCTCGACACGCTGGTGGCCACCCTGGCCGTGGTGCAGGCCGCCGAGGCCAGCGCGGACATGGAGTTCGAATCCAGCGACCAGGCCGAGGAGCTGATGGAGGCCCTGAGCGAGGCCCTGGACGAAACCGCCGCCACGGCATCGGACGACATGTATCTCACCCTCACCGACCTGCGCACCGCAGTGGTGCAGGACATCAGCGCCCGAGGCGCGGACCTGGCAAGCCTCAAGGCATACACCCCGGCGGCCACGCTGCCCGCCCTCGTCATCGCCCACAGCATTTACGGCGACGCCACGCGGGAGGATGAGATCGTCTCCCGCAACAACGTCCGCCACCCGGGTGCCGTGCCCGGCGGCCAGGCCTTGGAGGTGCTCGATGCCTGAACATGACGTCCGGCTGCTCATCTCCGGCCAGCGCTACGGCGGCTGGAAAACCATTGAGATCAAGAGGAGCATGGAGCAGGTGGCGGGCACGTTCGCCGTTACCGTGTCCGAACGCTGGCCCGGGCAAAGCATAGTCCGGCCCATCCGCCAGGGCGCGGCCTGCACCCTCACCATCGACGGCGCAACCGTCATCACCGGATACGTGGATGACGCGGACGTGGACTACGACGCCAAGAGCCACGATGTGCGCATCACCGGGCGCGACGCCACCGGAGACCTGGTGGACTGCTCCGCCCCGAGCACGCAGTTTTCCGGCCGCTCCCTGCCTGCCGTGGCCCGGGAGCTGTGCGCCCCCTTCGGCGTGGGCGTCACCGCCCAGGTCAACGTGGACACGCTGTTTCAGCGGCTGAAAAACAACGAGGGCGACTCCGTGTTTGAAACCCTGGAGGCCGCTGCCAGGGTCCGCGCCGTGCTGCTCCTCTCGGACGGCCAGGGCAACTTGGTCATCGCCCGTGTCTCCTCCACCAGGGTGGCCACCCCCCTGGTGCTGGGGAAAAACGTGCTCAAGGCCAGCGGGCGCTTCTCCTGGCGCGACCGCTACAGCACGTACACCGTCAAGGGGCAGACCAACGGCACGGACGATTGGTTCGGCGAGCAGGCCGCCCAGCCAGTGGGCACCGCCACCGACACAGCCATCACCCGCCACCGCCCGCTCACCCTCCTGGCCGAGGAGCAGGCCGACACGGCCACAGCGCAAACGAGAGCGGAATGGGAGCGCAACGTCCGCTCCGGTCGCTCCAGGTCGGTCACCTACACCGTCCAGGGCTGGACCCATTCCGGCGGTCTCTGGCAGCTCAACAGGATCGTCACCGTGCAGGACGACTATCTCGGCATCAGTCAGGACCTGCTCCTCTCCGGCGTCACGTTCCGCCTCGGCGAGGGTGGCACCCTGGCCGACCTCACGGTCTGCCCGCCGGAAACCTTTTCCCGCACCCCCATGCCCGAGCCGGAAAACGAGGAGGGCCTGCTGTGATCCGCACCATGCACAAGCTTCTCGCTCCTCTGCGCCGCCGCGTGTCGCTCCTCGTCACCCGCGCGGTGGTCACGCTGGTGGACGACTCCCGCCTCCTGCAGGAGGTCCAGGCCCGGCTGCTCGCCGGAGAGGTCATGGACGGCCTGGAGCGATTCCAGCAATACGGGTTCACCTCCGTTCCGCACCCCGGGGCCGAGGGCGTGGCCCTCTCCGTTGGTGGCCATCGGTCGAACACGCTGCTCATCAACGTGGACGATAGGCGCTACCGGCTCACGGGCCTGGAACACGGCGATGTCGCCCTCTACACGGACGAGGATCAGAGCGATCACGGCCACCGCATCGTGCTCCGGCGCGGCGGGGTGATTGAAATGCACTGCAAGCACCTTCGGTGTCATGCCCGCGAATCACGCACCATGGACGTTGCCGGATACGGAGAGAAGCTGACGTATGAGGGCGGAACGGCGTGGAAGCTGGACACCTACCACGAAGGCGCGACCGTAACGTCTGAAGAACACGGCATCCAACCGCCGGAGGTGGAGTGATGGACGCGGCGCTGATCTGGAAGGAGATGGGCGCGGACCTGTCCGTCGAATCCCTGGACCTGGTCAAGGACGACGGGCTCAAGACCGCCGTGATCCTCTCGCTGTTCATCGACCGTCGGGCCGAGGACGACGACGAACTGCCCGATAACACCGGCGACCGGCGCGGCTGGTGGGCGGATGCCTACCCCGACGTGGTGGGCGACCAATACGGCTCCCGGCTCTGGCTGCTCTCCCGTGAAAAGCAGGTGCCGTCCGTGCTGGCCCGCGCCAAGGAATACGCCGAGGAAGCCCTTTCCTGGATGGTGGAGGACGGCATTGCCGAGTCCGTGCTCGTCACCGCCGAATGGGTCCGCCGTGGCATGCTCGGACTCCTGGTGCAAATCACGAAGCCCGATGCCGCTGCCCTGGAACACCGATTTGAAATCCTCTGGGAGGCCCTGTGAGCTGGAATAGACCGACCCTGCAAACCCTCATCGACCGCAACCTGGCGGACATCGCCTCCCGGCTCACCGGCACGGTGACGTATCTGCGCCGCACCGTGCTGGGCGTCCTGGCCAAGATGCATGCCGGAGCCATGCACTGTCTCTACGGCCTGCTGGCCTGGCTCATGAAGCAGCTTTTCCCGGACACCGCCGAGGGCGCGTACCTCGACCGTATGGGACATCACCCGCACCTCCGCCACCTCCGCCTCCGGCCAGCTCACCATCACCGGCACGGATGGCTCGACCATCCCCGCCGGGACCGTCTGGCAGCGGGCCGACGGCGCGGAATATACCACCGACGCCGAAGCGGTCATCGCGGACGGCGAGGCCCTGGTGGCCATCACCGCCAGCTCTGCGGGAACGGACGGCAACGCGGATGCGGCCACCACCCTGACGCTTGTCTCGCCTATAGCGGGCGTGCAGAGCACGGCCACCTCCGGGGCAATCACCGGCGGCGCTGACGAAGAAACCGACGCCAGCCTGCTCGCGCGCCTCCTGGCCCGTATCCGCCAGGCTCCGCACGGCGGCGCAGAGTTCGACTACGTCACCTGGGCCCAGAAGGTCATTGGCGCGGACAATCCGGTGTGGGTGGCCAAGCACGAGATGGGCGTGGGCACGGTCACCGTCCGGTGCATGACCTACGGCGACACGGACGACGGCGTCCCCGACGCCGTCACCGTGGACAGTCTGCAGGAGTACATGGATGAAAACGCCCCCGTCATAGGCGACACCTTCGTTTTCGCCCCCATTGCCGCGCCACTCAATCCGGTCATCAACGTGAGCCCCAACACCGAGGCCGTAAAAACCGCCATCACCGCCGAGCTGCAGGACCTGCTGGAGCGAGAGGCCGAGCCCGGCGCAACCCTGCTCATCAGCCACATCCGCGAGGCCATCTCCACCGCCTCCGGTGAGTCGGATCACGAGCTGGTGAGCCCGGTGGCCAACGTCACCCACACCACCGGCTACATCCCCACCCTGGGCGAGATCACCTGGGGAGACATTGCATGAGCCTGACCTCCGCCGAATACCTGGAGCAGCTCCTCGCCCTCGCCCCGCGAGGCTCCGCCCTGAACGGGGAGGAGGGCTCCAACTGGACAGCTCTGCTCGCCGCATTTGCGGACGAGTTCGCAAGGTTCGACGCCCGCGTGGCCCAGGCGCACGAGGAAGCGGACCCGCGCTCCGCCCTGGAAACCCTGGACGATTGGGAGCGCACCACCGGCCTGCCTGACGAGTGTAGCGCCGAGGTCGAGACCCTGCAGGAACGCAGAAACGCCGTGGTCGGTGTGCTGCGGGCGCGTGGTGGCCAGTCCGGCGCATATTTCAAGGCCCTGGCCGAAACCCTCGGCTATGAGGTCACCATCACCAAGTTCCGCCCATTCATCGCCGGGCTTTCCCGCTGCGGAGACGTGCTCGGCGGCGAACCAGCCAACCGCTACTACTGGCAAGTTACCGTGCACGGCCCCCGTGTCACCCTGTTTCGCACCGGAGCAAGCCAGGCCGGAGACAAGCTCGGCTCCATCACCTACGCCGAAGACCTGGAGTGCAGGCTGTCCAAGCTGCAGCCCGCCCAGGGAGAACTCATAGTCGCATACCAGGAGGATTGAACATGAAATACGTACCCCCGATCAATGGCGCTGAAGACGACGCCTATGTGGATGCCAGCCCCGCCACCGGCGTGGAGGGCTCTGCCGTTCCCGCCGCCGCCATCGAGCACCCGCTCCGCGAGATCATCAAAGTCATCACCACCGCCGGACTCACCCCGAACGGCGAAGACCTGACGCAGCTCGCCGCCGCCATCGCGACCATGATTGAGGACGCCGCGCAGGACCTCTCGGGGCTGGTGGCCTCCACCCGCTCTATCGCCACCACCGGCGCTCTCTCGGGCGGCGGCGACCTCTCGGCGGATAGGACGCTCACCGTCCGTGCCGCCACCACGGCGCTCACCGGAGTCCTTGCCCTGTCGACCACGGCGGCTGTGCTGGCAGGGGCGGAGACGGGCACGGCGGTGGACCCCGCCGGGCTGGCCGCTCGGCTCGCCGCGCTGCTGGAGACGGTCAACGCCTGGACAGCCGCCCAAGCATACACGCCGGTCTCGCTCTCTATCTCCTCGGGTGTCGTGGCTTGGGACATGAGTGCGGCTCCTGTTGCCGTGCTCACCCTCTCGGAGGACGTGACGGCCATCAATGTGACCAATGCGGTCGCGGGGTCATCGTGCGAGCTGACCATCATCCAGGACGCCACGGGGGGCCGCACGGTCACGTGGCCTGCCGCGTGGCGCTGGCCCGGCGGCTCGGCCCCGGACGTGACCAGCGATGCCGGGGGGGAGGACCTCCTGCTCGTCAGCGTCCGAAGCGGCATGATCCGCGCTTGCGCGGCCCAGGCGTTCGCGGAGGTGTCATAATGTTTTCCCCTTGGATGCAACCGCTGGCTATGCTCGTCATCGGGCCTCGCAACTACTTCGGCGACGGCTCCGACGGCGACCTTGTCCTCTCCTCGGCAACGTCCCTGACATCGACCGAGGACGGCGACATGGTCATCGTCAATGCGAAGACACTGACCCTGGATGCTGCGGTATTGCTGACGGTCGCAAACCGTTGCCGTGGTTTGCGGATATACATCCAGGGAGCCACCGTTATCAGCGGCAACCTCTCCATGACCGGCAAGGGCTGTCATGCCAACCCGCTGGACAGCGGTGTTACCAGCGACACGCCCGTGGCCCCCTCGGACGGCAACGCCGTGCCCGCAACGGGCTACACGCTTCGGCGGCTTGCAGCCGGATATACGGACACGGACACGTCCGAAACCCAGAGCTATGGCTGCGGACAGGCCGCAGTTGATGGCGAGGCCAATCAGCCCGTAGTCGAAGGCAACGGGCTGGTCATCAACTTCCCCTGCGTGGGTGGTCTTGGTGCAGTAGATGACCCGAATGGGGGCTGGCGCACCGGCACAGTAGGCAGCACTGCGACCAACTCTCCGGGCGGCGGCGGCTCCGGCGGCGCGGCCGCAACTGCCGTCAGCTATCCCGGGGATGGTGGTAACGGAACCTGTTTTTCTGGCGGTGCCGGTGGAGGTGGCATTGTCAACGGCGGGACCTCCACCGATGATGCCGACGACTATGGCGGGGCTGGCTCCGACGGAGCCCCCGACGGCTCTTGGAACGTCTGCGGCGGTGCTGGCAACCCCGGCGGCTCCGGTGTGCTGGACGGTGAGGACGGCGAGGACGGCACCGGCGGACGCCTGGAGCTTATCTGCGGCGGCGACCTTACCATTACCTCCACGGGAGTCATCGAATCCGATGGCATGGACGGCGGGTCCGGCACTTACGGTGGAGGCGGCGGTTCAGGCGGGGGCGTGATCGCCATTTTCTACGCCGGGACGCTCGTAAATGAGGGAAGCATCCACGCCAATGGTGGCTTGGGTGGTGATGCCGGGACGTCTTCCGGCGGCGCTGGTGCCGCTGGAACGATCATCGGCCCGTACAAGATCGACGCAGCATAAGGAGCCAATCATATGGGTTACACGATTCTTCACAACAGGCAGGATGCCACTTCCCGCGCCTTCGTGGCTGCGCTGCCTGAGGACGGCGACCACACCATCGTCGAGTGGTACACGGACGCCACCGCCGTGGCCGCCTTCCAGGCGAGCAACCCGAGCCTGTACCCCTCGGCCTTCCCGTCCGTTCTCGTGTCGGTGCCCGCATACCGCGAGCCCGAGGCCGAGGCCGCCGGGGAGACCATCGCGGCGCACAACGTCGCCGCACATGCCGAGCTTATGCGCTGCCCGGCAGACCTCGATGAGGTGGACACCTACGTGGCCACCTGCGAGCAACGGGCCGTGGATCAGCCCGTGGAGTAAATGACAAGGGGGCCGGTTTCCCGGCCCCCAAGCTATGAGTGGAGCAGGCGGGGGCGTTGAAGCCGCCCCCACTGGACAGGTGTTGCACCACCTGGCCACCGGCCAAGGCCAGCTGCTCCCTGGCCCTGATCAGGGGTAAGGGAGATGTAGCAGGCCAAGGCGCAACCAACAACCAGGATATGCAAGAGGATATCAGATGCGGTAACTGCAACAAGCTACTAGCTCGTGGCCAGGCGCTCGACCTGACCATCAAATGCCCCCGCTGCGGGACGATAAATCACGTGAGGGCCAAGAGCCCCGGCGCAGAGCCCAAAGAGGCCGTAAGCGAGAATGCGTGATGA